TTATGGAACTCGACCTATCGCCCGACCACCCGGCCGAGCCCAAACCGGCGCGATTACTTCCCGCCGTTCGCCTTCTTCTTCGCCTCGGCCTCCGCCGCGGCCTTCTCTTCCTCGGCCTTCTTCTTCGCCTCGGCCTCCGCCGCGGCGAGCTCGGCCGGCAACGGGCCCACGACCAGCTCGCGGAAACGCACACGCGCCTCCAAGTGCCCGCGCGTCACGCCCTCAACGGTCGGCTTGAGCGTGCCATCCGCATCGCACTCGCCGACCACCTCGCCCATCGCGAAACGCCGACTATCGATCACGCACTCGGGCACGCACACCCGAACCTTGTTGTCTTGCTTCTTTGCCATCGCGATATCTCCGGGGCCAGGGTTGGAATCGTCTTAAAACATCGGGGGCGGGAGTCCCGCGCCCGATGCTGGGGTTTGGCGCTCTTTCGAGCGCCGGCGGTGGTATTACGTGCCCGCATTCTTCTGCGCCGAGCGGTACTCGACCGCCGCGGCACCCGCGAAGTCGCGCAGGATGTACTCGATGCCGTCCGTGCGCGTCAGGTTCTGACGCAACACCTGCGGCCGCTCGTACCCGCGAAGCGTCAGCGACTTCACCGGGCTCTTGCGCTTCGGCCCGGTCAGGTAGTACGCCGTCGTGCTATCCGCGCTCAGCTCCGGATCGCTGATCGGCGTCAGCTGGCGGATGAACCGCAGATTAGGCTCCGCGTTCGTCCCGCCGACCTTCACGACCGACGCCACCAGGCGCTCCGCCGTGTCGGCCAGCTCTTCGGGCACCAGCAGGAAGCTCGGCATGATCGCCAGCTTGCGCTTCGTGTTGCCGTTACCGGGGTCCGGACCTTCCTGCAGCCGCATCGCGGCCTTCATCGAAGCCAGCTTGCCCTCGGCCAGCGCGCCAGAACTGCCTTCGTTCAGGTTGTTATGGTCGGCATGGAAAAACGCCGTCGAATCCTCGGCCGACGTGCCGGGGTTCGTGAGCTTGTTGTACACCAGGTAGTTACGCAGCTGCCGCGCCGCACCGGCGAAGTCCAGCAGCCGCGCGTTGAACGCGCCCAGGTTGTCGTTGATGATCATCTCGATCGTCAGCACGATCCGCAGCCCGTACTTGGCCACTTGCTTCGTCTCGCCCTTCTCGCCGATCGTCGCCAGGCCGAACTCCTGGCCCTCGGTCACCATCGGCGGCTGCGGGATCCCGCTCATCGCGTACTCGGTATGCACCAGCGTGTTCGGAAGCGGCTCATTGGCGGCCCACGCCTGATACGTGGTCTGCTCCTGATCGAACGCCGCCGCCATGGATTTCGTCGCCGACGAACCCAGCACGCCCGGGAAGTCGCTCGTACCGTGCGACAGCGCGACGCTGCCGATGTACCCGGCCAGGTGCATCGGGTTGATCATGCACATCGCCACCTCTTCGCGGCTCATCGATTGCGCCTGACCGACCCCCAGACCGGCCAGCATCTGCCGGCCGATCTCGACGTTGCTCAGGTGCTCGATCTGCGCGACACGCGGGTGCGGGTTCTCGACCACGCCGCCCATCCGCTCGGTCATCACGTCACCCAGCGCCAGCGCGAAGCTCTCACGCCCGTCATCGCCCGCCGTCGTCCGGCTGCTGCCGATCGGCGGCATCGACTGCCGCATGTACGCCACCGCTTCGCGCCGCACTTCCGCCTCGGGCGACTGCCCGATCGAATGCAGCGACACCCAACGGTCCAGCTCCTGCCCTGTCATGCCCGCGGCCTGACCGATGCTCTGGATCTCCGACCGATCCATGCCAGCGGCCGGCTGCTGCTGCGCCGCCGGGGTCGGCGTAGGCGGGTTCGGCGCGGCCGGGCTCTGACCCGCCGCCGCCTGCTGGGCGCCGTTGGCCTGCGCCGCGTTCTGCTGGCCGCCGGCCTGACCGCCGCCCTGCTGCTGCGCCTGCGCGTCCGCCTCGTCCGCCCGCTTCTCCGCGTCCGCCTTCGTCCGCTGCTCGCCGGCCAAGCCGTTGTACATCTCCCACGCCTTGGCCTCGCTCGCGTCCGCAGCCAGCCCAAGCGTTACCAAATACGCTTTCAGTTTCTTGCCCATCGCTTGATCTCCGTGCTTGGGCCGTACGCCGGCCACCTGATCGATCCGCGCCGACGCGCCGCCGCGTACGCCCGCGACACCCGCCTCTCTCAGCGCTGCCATTGCTTCCTCAAAACCGCCCACCGCGTCCACCAGCCCCAACCGCTTCGCTTCCTCGCCCGTCCACACCTGCGCCGTCGCCCACGCCCGCGCCGCCTCAACGCTCACGCCGCGACCCGACGCCACCGCCGACACAAACACGTCGGCCGACGCCTTTACCCACCGATCCAACTCGTCCCGATGCGCCTGCGTCACCTCCGACCCGAGCATCCCGATACCCTTGAGCGGCGTCGACCGCGCCACCACCGCCTCGAGCCCCAACTCCTTTAGCATGCCGGTGTAGTCGTACAACCCGGCGACGACGCCGATGCTGCCCACGTCCGCCGACGCGTTCGCGATCACCGTCGTGCATTGACTCGCCAGCCAATACCCGGCGCTCGCGCACATATCCGTCACCAGCCCGATCGTCGGCTTGGCCTGCCGGCAGCGCGCGATCGCCTTGCCCGCCGCCTCGGTCCCCGCCACCGTGCCCCCAGGCGTATCAAACCGGATGATCACGCCGCGCACCTTGCTATCCGACGCCGCGGCATTCACCGCCGCCTCGATCTCCGGCAGCGTCGCGCGATCCTCATACCCAAACAGCCGCATGATGCTCGGATGCTTCGACAGCGGCCCCGCCACGTCGATCACCGCGATATCGCCGTGCATCGTCGTCGGGTTCATCGACTCCACGCGCATCGTCATCGCTTGCGCGCCCGCTCCCTTGTCGCGCAACAGCGTCGGCACCGCCGCCTTGATCACGTCGTAATCCGCGTCACGAATCGCGAAACACTGACACAGAAATGCGATCAGCTGCTCGATCATGCTTGCACCCCCGCCTCGGCCAGCGCGTCCGCCTCGACCAGCGACACACGCGCGCCGCCGTTCTCCGTTTCATCATCGCCGCTCTCTTCGTCGCCGCCGTCGCCAGCCCCATCCGGCGCGTTACTCGTCCCGCGCGGCCGAGCCTCGTTCGGGCTCACCGGCCCCGCACCGCCGGGCTGCATATGCGGCAGCGGGATCCCGCGTTCTTTGGCGTACGCCGCCTGCTCCTCGATGTCATCGAAGTTCTCATGCCAGTCCCGACCCTCTTCGTTGAGAATCCGACCGTGATTATCGAGCTTGTAATCCAGACGGATCTTCTTCGACGCCGCATCGCGCGACGGGTCAAGCGGCTCGCGACGCGGCGGCATCCACTCCGTTTCGTACAAGCCCTCACGCAAATCCGGATCGCGCAGGATCGCCGCCGGCACCTTCACCTTGCCCATCACGATCGCCATATCGATAAACAGCCGGCGAAGCGGCATCAACACCTGCGCAACGCTCCGCTCATGCCAAAGCCGATTACCCTTGTGATCCTCGACCTCGCCGCGGCGCTCCGCCGTGTAGCTCGCCGTGAACTCGCGCGACACCGCCGACCGCGACCGCGCCGACCCCGCCGCGATCTGATACTCGCGCCGCTTCACATAGCTCTCGAACTGCGTGCCCGGCCGATTACTCGCGACCGTCTTTAACTCGGTCCCCGGCGGCGGGTCGTAAATCGTCCCCGATTCCATACGCTTCACGCTGCGCCCGTTCGCGTCGGTCAGCTCCGCCTGCGTACCACGCTCGGACATACCGATACCCTGCCCGGCTTTACCCGCGTAACCCGGCAACTTCGTCAGCTGCAACGACACGCAAGCCTCGATATGCTTCGCGCGATCTTCGTGATTCAGGTACGTCACCAGCGAACGCGCTGGCGTCAGCACCGGCGTCAGCACCGAGCTCGCCAACACCGACCGAACCCGATCGACCTGCGCGAGCCGATACACACGATCCGCCGGGATCCGGGTCACTTCGCCCTGCTCCCACTCCAGCGGGTGCCCCTTGCGATAAAAGTGATACGCCACCGCGATCCCATCGCGGTCCACCTCGATCCCCAGCTTGATCTCGTTCCCGTTATCCGCGTTGCGATACAACTCCGTCGCCAACTGCTCGAACTCGAACAGCTCGAGCACCAGCGGCATCGGCCCGCCGCGATCAACGATCGACGGCACCACGAAGCCCTGCCCCGTCTGCACCGCTTCCTCGACTAAGAGCCCAACGATATCCGTCAGCGCCTGCTGTTTGTAAAAGTCGCACCAGGCCGGAGTCGTCGCCCAACGACGCCACCAAAAATCGAGCAACCGATTAAACTCGGTCAGCTTGTCGCCCGTCCGGATATCGACCGCCGCCGCCCGCGGCGTCATGCACCCAACATCGCGCCGATAGCTATCGCACACCGACGCGATCGCCCAATTATCCCGCCTCTCCTGACGCGTCCGCGCGTTGAGCAAACGCGCATCGGGGATCATCGCCCCGTCGCCGCTCGTCTCCGGCGCGTGCCAATTCGCCGTCAGCCGAGACACCTCCGCCGCCTGAAAAACAGCCATCGCCGCCGCGTTCCGACTATCGATCCGATCCGCCAGCCAACGCGGGCTCACCGCGCCGGCAAACGCATCGATCGCCCGCGAAAAAATCCCAGGCGACGCGATCGAGCCCAGCGACTCGCGCGCCTGCGCCTGCAACTGCTCGGTGAGCTGGTGCGTATCCATCAACCAGCCCCCTCGATCTGAATCGGCACCGCGCCCCAACCTGTTTCGGCGTCCTCCGCCTCGGCCAGCTCACGCTTGAGCGTCGCAATATACGCATCCAACTCGGCCAACGTGATCGCCGTGTAGGTCCTACCACCCTGCACGGTCCACTGTTTCAGCCCGCCCGTCGCGATCTCATGCCGCGCCGTTTCGGCTTCGCTGATCCGAGTTTGGATAGTCGTTACAGACACAACGCCGCCCAAGAACGCGGGCGACGTGTGACCGCAGTATGCCCGGCCCCCGACCCAATGTCAACACCTACATCGCGCCGCCGTCCCAATCCGGAACCTCGTACGGATCGTGCGACTCACCACCGATCGGCCTCGGCCGCTCAGCCTCGCGCGACAACACCGGCTCGCCGCCGGCGTAGATTCCGATCGGATCATCATCCGCGCCCAGCGCCATCAAACTCACCTCGCCCGTCTGCTCCAGAATTTCCTCGAGCGCCAGGATGTACCGCGCGATATCCGTATGGTGGTTCGGACGCCCCGACGTTTTCGGCTGCCAGGTCGTGCGCCCGCTGCCCTTCTTTTGCCTCAACTCTTCGGCCGCCAACTGCCGAATCTCATCCTCGCTCGTCTCTTCGTGCAGCCAAAGCCCGCCGCTCTGATCCGGCGGCTCGATCAGCAGCGCGTGCAATCGGTTACCAAACACCTTCACGTTCAACGTGTACAAATCCACCGGCTCCGGGCTCAGCTTCCCCTCGCGCTCGCTATACCGCAGAATAAAATCGGCGTCGTCCTTACCCCTCACCGCGACCACGCCAGGGCGTCGGCTGAACTCGTAGACGTCCCCGGTTCGATACCCCGAGTCCACCGCGATCGCGTACGGCCGCATCCGCCAACGCGGGTCAGCCCCAACGATCGGCCACCCCTCGCGGTGATCCTCGTACAGCCCCGCCAACGCCAAGTCGAACCGCTCGCCAATCACCCGCCGCGTCCCCGACGCGAACCGCCACCGCGCAAGTTGTCCGTCAACTTTTCCGAGCGCGAAAAACGCATAGTGAATCTCGCCCACTTCCTGCACGTCGTACGCGCCCAGCACCAGCTTGGCCCGCGCCGGCACAACGTTCGGCTTAAACGGCGCGATCCGCCGCTTCACCTGTTCCTCTTCCGCGCCCTTGAGCGTCGACTTCCAAGGCAGCGACTTCCAGCTATTCGTAAACACCTGCAACTTCTCCGGATCCTTCGTCGCCGCGATCCGAAACCAACGCGCCAGCATATGCGACCAGCTCCGCTGCTCCGCCTTCGTATTCGCCGCCCAAATCCGATACCCGCGGTGCGGGTTGTTCGGCTCCGGCCCCTCACGATTCGGCTCCCAACGCTCGCCATCGGGCAGCCGCGCCAGCGAATCATGCTCAACAATCTGCCGACGCTTCAACGGCAACCGCTCGGTGATCCGCTGCCCCGCCGGCACCCACACACCGCGGTCGCACATCCACCCCTGCCACTCATCACCGATCAAACACCCGCACCCCTCACACACAAACCGCGCCAGCCGATCCTTCAAAATCGCGTTAGGCTCGCGCTCGTCATCAACCGTCACAAACCGCCGTTCAAACAAACCGCGCTCGGCCGGCAATTCCTGATAAAGCCCGCACTCCGGGCACGGCTCCCAATACACCCGCCGATCGCTCTGCTCGGAATACGCAACCCAATTCGATCCCGTCTCATACTTCGCGCTACTACTCCCTAACGTAAACACCTCGCCCTCCCCAAGCGCCATCTGCCGATCGTCGGCGACGTCCAGCACGTTCCCCAGGCTGTTCGCCGTCGCCTCGCCGGTGTCCGTCTCATCGTAATAAATGAAACCCGCCGTCCGACTCGTCAACTGCCGCGCGAGCGTCGACGCCGCGCCGTAAATAATCGCGCTCGTCAACTCAATCCGGTGATTCTTCGATAGCGTCATCCACTTGCCGCCCGGCGGGATCAGCTCGGGCACGTTCTCTTTCAGCATCGGCGCGAACCGATCGCGGAACGCCTCATCAATATCCGGTTCAGTCGGCCGGATATAAATCATGTTGCGCGGCTTGTAATCCAAAAACCACGCGATCACGACCTCCGCCGCCTTCGTCTTGCCCCCCTGCGGGCACACCACCCAATTCGCACGCCGCACGCCGGGATCCCCGCACGCGTCGATCGGCTCGCGCATGTAAGGCGTCACGTGCAAGTCATACACCCCCGCCTCCGCGCCCTTCTCAACAATCCAGAATGGCCGACGCGTCGCCCACTCACTAACCGTCCAACGCGGCTTAGGCTCGAACCGCCGCCGGATCGACTCGCTCAGCTCGATCATCCCTGACCCGTCTAACACGCTCACCGCTTGCGCCCTCCGCCCCGCTTCGACTTGCTCGCCTGGCCCTTGCTCGCCGCCGCCCGCCGCCGCGCCTCCGCGATCGCGTCGTCAACGCTCCGCGCCTTGATCTCGGTCTGATTCGCCAGCTTGATCAAATAGGCGTCCAACAAATCATCCAACGCCCGCGAATCAATACCCTTGAACCGCCGAGGCAGGTTCATCCGCAGCTGCTCGATAATCTTTATGAACTGGTCGGCCAACCCGCCCAACGCCGAATCCAGCATCTCGCGCTGCACCAGCTGGCCCTTCTTAACCTCGTAAGCAAGCTGCACGTTGTCGCGCTGCGCCTTCTTGAGCAAGATATTCATTTGCTTCAACGCGCGATTCAATTCGGCGTCCGAGCCGCCACCGCCAGGCACCACCGCGCCCTCGTCCGTCCGCGGCCGGAGCGTAGCGTGCCAATCCATCACCTTCCGCACTTCGGGCGCAGACCACGGCCCGCGTTTCTTCACCGGCCATCCGTCCGACTTAATCAGCTTCGACACCGCGGGCTGCGAGACGCCCAACAGCTCGCCCAGCTGCGCCTGATTGCGAGCGGCTGCTGTCATCGCGGGGATATAACCCTATAACCCAAATCACAGAAAAAAAAAACGCGCTCCCGGCGGCCCGTCGTAACCCCCGCAAGGACCCGTACCCCACCCCCAAGTACCGATAGCCCGGCCCGGC